TCGTCGCGAATGTCCGACCACAGCATTTTGCAGACATCGCCGATCCGCTGCCCGGTGTAATAGAGCAGGGCGATGGTGAGCCGGGTGCGATCGTGTTTTGCCTCAAGCCCCGCTTCCAGAATATGTTCTGGCCAGCTGTCATGTTCGCCGGTCTTGCGCTTGTCGAAGTCCTCCGTTGGCCGCAGGTCGGTCTTGCCGCGCTTTCGTCCGAAGGTGTAGATCACCCCAAGGACGGCGAGAAACGCATTGTGCGCGCCCGCGCCCATATCCTCATTGTCGATCACGAACTGCACATCGTCGCGCTTCAGGTCATTGACGGCGAACCGACCGAGCACCTTATCGACGCGCTTCAGGTTCGCGCCATAGGTGCGCTGCGTGCTGGCAGACAGATCAGCATAGGTGCCGCTGCGTTCGAAGTCCCGTATCAGATCCGCGATCGTATAGGCGACTTCCGCGCGCTTCGTCCTGGCACCCTTCATGGCGGCATAGACATCATGGAAATTGATCGCCGACGGATGCGGCATGGGCGCGTAGATCGTCTTGCCCCGGAAGTTCTTTTTGCCGGTGTTGAAATAGGCGTAGACCTTGCCCTTCGAATGGACATACTTCACCCATTCAAGGTTTGGCAGCTTACGCTTGGGCATAGCGGGCCTGCAATTCGCGGCGATAATCGGGGATCGTTTCTCCGCCCGACAGTCGGCTGATAGATTCGTCCAGCGCACGCCGGTCCCAATGATCGCGGCCGCCAACGGACACGCCAGCGGGGAGCCTGCCAGTCATGACTTCGCGCTCGAATGCGCTCTCGGTCATATCGCAGTACTCCGCAGCGGTCTTGCGCTTCATCAATCGGGGCCAGCGCGCAGTCACTCTGCATTCTCCGCAAGAGCGCGAAGGGATGCTGCGGTTAGGGCTAGGGCGGGGGTGGTGGCTTCAGCCAAGCAGTGCGGGTTTAGCAAGCACCCAGGCTGTGGCTCCAATCCCATTTCGCAACTTCCGTCGCTATACAGCGACCATGCCCACCCCTCCGGCACCAACTGCATTGCTGCGTCGAGGGAGGCGGTGTAGGCGGGCAATATCTGCCAGCCTGGGAAGGTCGGAACCACTAGCGCGCCTTCTGGCCAACCGACGCCACCGATGCGCGGGGGAAAGCTAGTGGAGGCTTCGTGCACTCCCGCATCCAGCTCCCGATCCGGCCCCGTCGCAGCCTCAACGCGCTCAGCCAGCGCCAGCAGTTCGGCTTTCGATGCTGTGGTCATGGCTGGTCTCCTTCAGGTGGGGCCTTGCGCTGGATTGAGAATTTCAGCGTGGTGATGTCGTAGCCGCGCTGCTCCAACTCTTCCGCCAAGGAAGGCTGTTCTTCTACGTCGAGACCGGGGAGCGTGCGAGCCAAGTGCCTTCGGTCTATTGCCGAGAGAACGGTGCGCGCGTCGCTTTTGTCCGCGCCACCACCGCCCCAAGCAACTAGCAAGTCCGGATCATCGTGGCGGCTTTCTTTCCCGTAACCAACTTTGATTTCACCGGGCTTTGCGACTAACCTACGCCAACGCTTTACCATCACACCCTCCCCGCAGTCTTGCTAGACCGCACATAGAACAACGGGCGCACAGGCTGGGCAGCGACCTCGGCAAGAGGCATCGCATGGCCGCAGGTGGCGCATTCCGCTGTTGATCGTCCGATATGCCAGTGCGTTGATCCGCAGCCGTCACAGTGCCGACGATCGCCAGCGTGATAGGTCGGGCTGTAGCGGTTCATGGCGGTGGCGAGGGCGGTCATTCGTCCTCCTCCACATTTTGATCGTAGAAGTGCCGCCGGGCATCACTCAGCAACCGTGCGATGCTCTGGCTTTCGTCCAGATCACAGGCGTTGATTTCATGGGCAGCGCTCAACTGCTCTCCGACGGACACTGCTTCATCGTAAGTCAGGTTGCCAAAAGCGTCCCAGAATGCTCGTTCGTTTTCCATCGTAAACCTTTCTCCACAGGCGTTGCCGCGCCTACCTGTGGAACATCTTGCGCGGAGAGGGGGAGTTCAGGCGAGGCCGAGCGCGGCCTTGTACATCTCGATCAGCGCTTCCATTTCCTTGCGCTCATCCGGTTTCAGCCGCCGCAAGCGCACGATCTGGCGCATAATCTTCACGTCGTAGCCCTGCGACTTCGCCTCGCTGTAGACATCGCGGATATCGTCGCTGATGCCCTTCTTCTCTTCTTCAAGACGTTCCACGCGCTCAATAAACAGCCGCAGTTGCTGGTCGGTGGTGGTGGCTTCTTCTGTCATGGGGTGTCCTTCGTGTTCGGGTGTTGGGGTTCAGACGCGGCCTAAAAAGGTACTTCGTCGTCAAGGTCGTCTTGGAAGTCGCTGGCGCCGTAGCTTCCACCACCTCCACCCGTATCGCGGCCTTGGCTCCACCCGCCGCCGCTTGTGTTCTGCGAGCCGCTGTTGCCGCCCTGTGCGCCGCCCGGCGTGCCTTGGATCGCCACGTTATCGGCGCGGCATTGCAGGTACGTCTTGCCCTCATATTCGCGGGTGGACAGTTCACCGATCACCGTGACAGCCGAGCCCTTTTTCAGAATGCCGGCCAACCCGGACGCGCCTTTGCCCCACTTGCTGACATCGACCCAGATGGTCTGTTTCTTGTCGCCGTAGCCAACATCGGCGGCGACCGAGAAACTGCACAGATCGCTACTGCCGACCGTCTTGTGCTCAGCGTCCTTGCCGAGCCGTCCTGCTATCGTCGCAATCAGCATCACTTATCCCCCTTCAACCGCTGTTCGGCAGCGTCGAACGCCGCCTTCACATCGGCCGACATGTCATCGGGCATCGCTTCCACGTCTGGGGCGCTGCCGAGAACGATAACGGTCATACGATTATCTCCTCTTCTTCGCGCCGCTCGGTCGGGATGGTGCGCGCGTTTTCTAGCGCCTCCCGATAGGTGGCGAGCTTGGTTTCGATGCGTTCATTGAAGGCCGCGCTGGCTTCCTCGATTGCGGCCACAACTTCCGGGATCGGGTGGCAGCGAATGACGAGCATTGGCAGGCCGCCGCTGTAGCTGATGAAGTCCCACCACGGGCGTTCCGTGACCATCATGCTGGTCTGAACCTGAAGCGCGTATTCGCTCGGTATCGTGCCTTGCGTCAGATGCTCGATCACGGTCTGGATCTGATACTTCTGGATGCGCGACTTGCATTCGATGCCGCCATCCTTGCCAACTAGGCCGTCCGGGGACGCGCCTAGCGTGAAGCCCCATTTGTCGTTCGTGACGAAGCCCACCTGCTCGACGAGGGCGTAATGCTCTGAATAAAGCTGGCGCGCGGTTTCCTCATCTTCCCAACCGCGCAGCATGTTATCGCCTACATAGGACGGCTCGACATAGCCACTGATGCGCTGGGCCAGCAGTTCGTAGAGGTGCGCGCGCTCCTTATCGTTCGAGGCGATTTTGAGCGTTTTCTCTGTGACGATAAGCTTCATCTCGCTGGCAGTCAGCAAGCCGCAGCGTGCCTGGAACCATTCGGCTGAGCCCTGTTCGAGGGTGCGGTAGATACGGATGGTCACGACAACGCTCCCACAATTACCGGCAGCTGCGTAACCGCAATGCCGAGGGTGATAAGGACAGCCGCGCCGATCTTGTCAGACAGGGGGCAGGTGCGGAGGATGGTGAGGGGGCGGGTCATGACCACTGCCCCAGCGCTTCGCTATCGAACGGATGCAAAGTCGCGTCGTAGCGATGAGTCTCGCAATACCATTCGATCTCACCATTGGCCTGATAAGCACCGTTGATCGCGGGTTCGCCGCACGTATCGCAGCGCTTGTGCTTCATAGGCGACTTGCCATCATGGGGCGGGTAAGAGCTTTTGCGTCCGCCTCCACGTTTGGTCTGGTCTTTGGCCTTGCACGACTTCGAACAAAACCTAGCCCAACTGATCGGGACCGTGCTGTCTGCGGTCATCGAACTGGCAACCGGGCTGATCGAGTATCTTGGCGGCGCGATCGAAACGGTTGCGCTTGGGCGATTTGGCAGCGGTCCAGGGCACTGAAGGCATGGATTCGGTGATGGTGTCGGCAGGCAATGGTAAGCTGTTTGGCTGGCGTGAAGATGCCGAGCAAATGGTGATGCTCGCTGTCACGCTAGACGAGATCGACGCGGCGTGGAGGCTTTGAATGGCTAAAGCGGTCAAGACGATCGGGATCATCGCGGGCGCCGCTGCTCTGATTGGCACGGCAGTGCTGACTGCGGGCGGCACAGCGTTCGCCGCAACCGCGCTCGGTGGGGCGCTGGGCGGAACGGGCGGGATTGTGGCCGTGGCCGGGTTGGTCTCAGGTGTCGCCGCCATCGCATCGCGCGCTCTGAGTAAACCACCACCAGCGCGGGGCAGCGTCACAGAAACCGTCATCGACGTTGATCCGCCGTCGCCTTACGCAATGGGCGAGGGCTACTTCGCTGGCGTGCTCCGTCACCGCGTCGGTTATGGACCAACGCTGAAGAAAGTGCCGAACCCGTACCTGCTGGAAATCATGGTCTACTCTGTGGCCGGGCCGATCGCGGCCGCCATGGTGCCGCAGTTCGAGTTCGCGCCGGTCGGTTCCTACTATAACGACTTCTTCGCCTATGATGCGCAGCTAGGCCAATCGCCGGAGCCGGATGCGCTGGTGCCTCCCTATGGCGCCGCGCCGGGCTGGACGGCTCAGCACAAGCTGTCCGGCATGGCCGCGATGGCGCGGAACTATAAGTTCGACAAGGACGGCAAGCGGTACGCTAGCGGGCTTCCGCAGGGCGGTGCGGTGGCGAAATGGGTTCGCGCCTACGATCCGCGCAAGGACAGCACGTTTCCGGGCGGCTCTGGCTCGCACCGGCTCGGTGATGAGACGACTTACGAATGGACTGAAACCCCCGCGCTTCATGCAGGGATGTACGCCTATGGCCGCTATCAGAACGGCAAGCGCGTCATGGGCATGGGCTTGCCGGCACGAGCAATCGACTGGCAGGCGGTGGCTTCCTGGGCGAACGACTGCGAAGCGAATGACTGGACCATGTTCGGAGTGGTGTTCGAGCCGGGCGACCGCTGGGGCAACCTTCGCGATATCTGCATTGCGGGTGGAGGCGAGCCGCTGCCGCTTACCAGCGGACTGAGCTTTCATTGGGACCGCCCGCGGGTAGTGCTCGACACTATCACTGAAGCGGACGTGTTCGGCGATATCGAAGCGACCGGGATGCAGTCGTATCGCGACCGCATCAATACGGTCATTCCGCAGGTGCTGATACCGGAGCAAAACTGGTCGCTGCTGCCGTGCGACCCGATTGTTGGGCAGACCTATCGCGATGAAGACGGCGAGCCGCGCACCGAAACTTGGCCGTTCAACTTCGTCAAAAAAACCAAACAGGGCGGCCAGCTGGCGACCTACAAAATGGCAAACAGCCGGGAGCTTTGGCCCATCACGGTTCCGGTCGGGCCGCGTCTGCGCCACTACCGGCCCGGCGATTGCCTTGCGCTTGATCTACCGCAGGCCGGGCTTGATACGGACGCCGTGATCCTCCGCCGCGATATCGACCCGGCTACGATGGTGACGACGCTGACGCTGATGGGAGAGACCGCCGCAAAGCACGCATATGCCCTTGGCGAAACCGCCGTGCTCCCGCCAACGCCGTATCTTGGACAGACCGCGGAGGATCGCGATGCAGTGGCTGCAAGCGTTGCCGCACCCGATACCGCCGCGCGGGTTATAGTCAGCAAATCGGTGGCGTTCCCCGTCACCACTGACCAAACTAGCGCGACGATCGCAGCATTCTCGGCCACCTTGGACAATGGCCAGCAAATCGATTTCCCGGCAGGCTCTATAACGGGTCTCACGGAAAGCACGTCCTATGTTATTCTCTGGAGTATCACAGGGCAGTCTTACAGCGCGGCGCTTATGCCTGCTCTCGCTGAGCTTGCGGCCCCGGATAATGTCATCATCCGCTACGCCGTCACTCAGGCGGCGGACGGAACCTATCCTCCTGCACAAACCCCGCCTGGGGGCGATGGCGGCGGCGGCTACGGCGGCGGTAGCTATCAGGAAAATACGGTGCAGCCATGAGCGAGTTCCTCCCGACGAACCGGCGCCGCAGATCGTCGTGATGCCTGCCAGCCCTGCCGTGGTGGTCGGTGGGCATAAATCCGAAAAGCAGGGTACGCAGACCGCCACCAGCGTGCAGGTAGAGGTCACAGGATCGAACCTGCTTTCCAGCGTCGTCACTCCGCTGACGGGCGCCACCGCGAACGTGATCGCGATCGAACTCTAGAACCGGGAGCCTAGTTTATGGCCATTACTGCCCGCGTGCCGCTTTCGGCGCGCCGTTTTGAGCTGCGCACTTTCCGCATCCGTGTGACCGGGCTGGATCTGACCGGCGTTCCGCTGGGAATGCAGGTGCGGCTGAGCGCGGACACGCCGGGCGCGCCGCTTTTGAACCTAGCCACCGTCACCACCGCGTCCGCCGAAGGGCTGAAGCTGGATAGCGTAGTGGTGGAGGACGGCGTTCCGGTCAGCACGATTGTCGGCCGCATCAACAAAGCCACCATGTCAGATGGTTCTGGCCTTGGTCGGGTTGGTGAACCGGGGCAGCCGTCGCGCTTCGACTATGCCTTGCGCTTCGGTGATACCACTCGCCTTGCCGGGCCGTTCTGGGCGCTGCCTAGCGCCTATGATTCAGACACTGCAACGCCAACTGGGAGCTATTCTGGCAGCGCAGACAGTCCTTCCGAACCAACTTCACAGATAAGTGTAACGATCGCCAACGAAGAGATTATTTCGCTATCGATCGACGGGGTGGATGCGCTGGCGCCGCTAGTAGCTCTCGCCAAAACGGAAGCCGACCGAGCAGAGTCCGAAGCCAACCGCCTTGATGCACTGTACGAACAGAGCGTTCAAAAGATCGCTGAGCAGGGCATTGCTCTGGGCAATCTGCGCGTCGATGTTACCGAGTTACAGCCGAAGTATCGTACCGTGGATGAGGTTTTGCGCATAGCTGCGCAGGCCAACTCAGTGCTGCGCGCGGACGAGCCGATGACGCTGGTTTCGGTGACTGGCGAAGGTTCGGTCATCAATATACCGGCCAATGCTGAGGCGAACTATCTGCCTGGCACAACGTATCGGATCGCCCGCCCGTCGGGTGGCCCGATTGACGTTACCAGCCACGACGGAATTGGCGGCCCGGGCTTCCGGCATCGCCTGCGCCTCGACGCAAAACGCCAGACTGCGGAAATTACATACTTCCCGAATATCGGTTGGGTTGTCGCTGGCTATGACGATCAAAGCAATCTGACTGCCGACCTCTGGGTTTCGAGCATCAACGGCGACGATGCCAACGACGGCACGGCGCGCAACGCTGCGGTAACGATCGCCAAGGCAAAGACGTTGCTCGCCGATGGCATGTCCGTGCGGTTCGAATGCGGTTCGGTGTTTACTGGCGACAATGAGTTTTTCGATCGCCCGGATCTTGCATTGCATGTGGACACCTATGGCGATGGCCCGATGCCGTTGCTTGATTGCGGCGATGATATCAGCCAGAATTGGTCCGCTGGGGGGCAGCCGAATGTTTGGCTGCAAACGGTGCAGATCGACGATTACGACACCGAGCTTGGCGGTATTTCCGCGCTCAACGTAACTGCCAATGATTGGCTGCTGTGGCGGCGCAATACCGTTTCCGAAGTAGCTGCAACGCCGGGTTCGGTCATGATCGTAGCGACAGGGACCACTAGCCGTGCGAACAGCGGTCTTGTCGACGTCTACCTGCACATGCCGAACAGCGGTGTACCTGCGAACGTCAAGATCAGTCAGCGCCCATTCGCCATGAACCTTGGCACCGGCAGTTCGGTGCGCGGGATTGAGACGAACCTTCATCGCTACAATCATGGCTCGGTCGTGATTGAAAACGTTGGCGTGGTCGAGTTCAACTATCTGCGCAACGGCGGCAAGCACAACTGCTACCACGGCTTCGGTTCGACGGTGCGGTGCAATCGCTTTTTCGAAGGACAACCGCAGGACACGTCCGGCGCTAGTTTGTTGGTCACATATCAAGCGGCTAACGGCAACCTGGACACGCTGATCGAAGGCAACATGTTCAGGTGCCAGGCACCTTATGCGCCGCCCGCCATAGCTTATTACGGGCATAGCATCGCAGGCGCGGTGCCCGGCAAGGACATTACCCTTCGCAATAACAGCTATCTGGATTGCGTGGGCGGCATTCATGCTGGTGTCGAGCAAATCAGCGGCATGACGTACCGCGAATATGAATCAGCTTACTTTACGCCGCACCCCGGTGGTTTCCGTTGGGATGTGCCGGTCTGCTATTATTCTGG